TTGTCCTCGACGGCTTCTTCAGTCAGCGAGAACCCAAGGGAGATGGTCTCGTGGTTGTAGCGGGCAGTCCAAGTTTCCTGTCCGTTGTCGTAGGCAATCGCGCTACCTTCGTTCTTCACCGGAGCGGCGGAGAAGCCAGACAGCTTGGTTTCCTCTTCAAACGAGCGTTCGGAAGTTTCGATGTCAAAGATTTCCTTATGCTCTTCGCCGTAGCGAGCATATTCCAGACCGAACAAAGCGTTCAGACCGGGCAGAAGTTCTTTGAGTAGTTGTGCGCGTGAAATAGCCATTTACGTTAACTCCTTTGTTAATTACACGCCGGTAGCGCGCATATAGATATGACCACCAGTCGAACCATCGCTGGGGGCATTCCACTTGACGATGACTTCCGTGTAACTGCCAGCGGTGGCGGTCTGGGTCTCCGGAACCACATCAACGATGCGGAGGGGCCAAGTGCTGGTCGTGGCAGTCGTGGAAGACACGCCATTCTGGGAGTTGCCGATCAAGGTCGAACCAGCGGTCTGGACCAGAACAGCGTTTTCGCCAACCGCAGTGCGGTTCACGTAGCTGATGGTCGTACCGGTGGAAACCACGGCAACCTTGAACAGGGTGTCCGGATCATCGACCACATACGCCATGATATCCGAGGCGACGGTGGTAGCCGGGTAGTACTGGCGGAACACCTTACCAAAGGTCGCATCCGTATAGGTGCAACCCATGAAGACGCCGACAGCGGCGGTGAACGAGTCAGTGCCAGCTTCCTTGGTCAGAAGGCCGGTGTTCAGCAACTTGACCACGTCGCCGGTATAGATGGCAGTGGCGGAGCTGGTACCGATGGGAATCTGACGAGTAGAACCCGCAAAGACCTGACCGCCAATGAGATTGATCGGGATCATGCCTGCGGCATTTGCAGTGGGATAAGCCATTATGAACTCCTTTTACTTGCCTTTGCCAAACGAAGAAGACGACTTTCTCTCAGAGAAAAGTGGCATCTTCGGATTATTTTCCCGCATGAAGTTGTTGTTCACAGACTCCATCTGGTCTTCATTCCGCTTGTCGAAGTGGGCCTTGCGCTGCTCCACGAATTCCGTGGGAATCTTGCACAGGAGAAGGCCACCAACTTCGATATTGTCCTTAAACTTGCTGCTCTGATCGACAAACATCGCGAACTTGGGCTGCTCTTCAATCCGGACCGGCTCCCAGCCTTCACGTAGCTTGGACGACATATTGCGGGGGTCCGCCTGAGTCAGGGCCGATGCACGGACCCATCTATAGGCATAACCCGGCTGCTTGTCGGGGTCGGGAAGAGACGAGGCAGGTTGCCAAGCCTTAGGGCGTTCAGTCTTGTCGCGGCTATCCATCTCGCGGGGTGCGCGGGAGTTGCCTTCCAGTTCGTCCAGTACCTTGCTTGCATTGACCATTGTTAGTTCTCCAACTTGCGCTGCTCGCGAGCATACTGCTCAGGAGTCAAACCAAGTCTTTTTGCTATGTTGAGTTGCGACTGCTTCAGCACGATCTTTTTGGAAGGTGTACTGCGCGATACCGGTGCAACCACCGTGGCAGGCTTTGTACCGGTGCGGGTGGTTGTGCCTTCCCCGTCTTCCGATCTTTCAGTTTCTCCGAACTTGTCCGGGAAACTGCGGCGGAGGGTAGTGTCTACCTTCTGCCAATACTCATCGGTGGTGGGATAAGCATCACCGTGTTCTTCAACCAGTTCTTGGTGGAGACCAAGAGCCGCTGCAGTCATCATCTTGTCCTTGCCAAACCACTTATTGCGCTCTTGCCACGCAGTAGTTTTGTTGTCCAAGGGACGCGGACGAGGTACTACAGGTTCTGGTTGTACCTCTTTTTCTACTGGTTGTAAAGCAGGCCTATAACGCTTTAGTTCTTCGGCTCTAAAAGAAGCTGCGCTTAGACGTTCCTGAGCCTCCACAACCTTGTCGGAATCGCCAGCTTCATAGGCCTCCTTATAAGCCTTCTTGGCAGCGGCAAGCTCCAGATCAGTGGTGCTTTTGAAGGAGTTTACGAGGGTTTCTTCCCCCTTGGAGAGCGAGGCCTTCAGCCTCCGGTTCTCCTCCATCGTGCGCTGGGCAAAGCCAATCGCCTCTTCTCTCTCCCTTACGGCCTGTTCCTTCTCACGACGTTCGTCATGATAAGCTTTCTTGGCCGTCTTGATCTTCCGCTTAACGCCTTCCTCATACGCTGAGAGGTCGTCTTTCTCCAAATCTTCGAGGATATGGGCGGGGAGAGGCGCGCGGTTGCGGTCCTCCTCGGGGGTATCGTTGTCTACTACAATAGTAGGCTTCTCCTCGCCTTCGACCTCATATTCGATCTTGTCGTCTTCGATTTTATCTTTATTATCAGCCACTTAGTGTGCCCTCCTCAGGCTCTTTTGATGCCAACGGGGTTTTCGACCACCGCTTCAACAGCATCGTCGTTGACGATCCGGAACTCCTGTCCATGGATTTTCACCCGGGTACCCGCATGGGGGCGTACCAAGATAAAGTCACCGGCCTTGCACCACGGCCCCGAGGGGAACCGCTTTTCATCCTTGTAGCAATCGGGTCCAAGGGACACGACGAACAGGACTGTGGTCAGGAGTTCTTCGTTGTGGATGCTGATATCGGCCTTGACGATGCCGCCACCCGTCACCCGCTCCACTTCAGGAATAGCGCACAGAATCCGATAACCCGAGGGTTCGGGAATCTGCTTGGCCTTTTCGGCGGGGGTATCAAGAATGGGTACGCTAGTAGGGATAATGGGAATGCCACCATCCAGCTTCCAATCCTTATTCATCTTCACCGGCCTGCAGGGTAGCCGCAGTTTCCATGAGGATGTTGTTGGCGATAAGAAGGCCCCGGTAGATGCCGCAGGCGTATTTGTACGACCCGTGGTCTTCCGCTTTGCCCATGGCCATATCGTCAGATATGACCCCCATCTCTTCCCGGTACTTGGCCGAGAGGTGCTTCAGTAAGTCGATGCTCACTTTTTAGTCTCCTTTGTGGGTTTCTTCTCCGCCTTTTCAGCGGCTTTCTCGGACTGCTGTGCTTGATGCAGCCGATCAAGGTCTTTCTGTTGGGTTGTGTGGTCCAACTGTGATTGGTGTTTGTGGTGGTCCGCAGCGATCTGGAACCCGGTCTTCTCGTGGTCGGCTTGTATCTGCCCACCATGCTTGAAGTGTTCCGAGGCCGTCTGGAACCCGGTCTTCTCGTGGTCGGCAGCGATCTGCCTCTGGTGCTTCTGGTGGTCTGACTCGTGGGAGAACTTGTCCCCACCCACTTTCACGCCGATCTTCAGGCCTTCGATCTTCTCCTTCGAGGAGAGCTTGTCCCTTTCGAGCTTGAGCTTATCGGCGTTTGTAGCCGCATCGACTTGAAGTTTCTTGCCCTGCAGGTCCGCAAGCTGTTTCTTAATCTGTATTTCCTGTTGCTGTAGCTGCACCAGCGGGTCCTGAGCCGCCTGTTGCGCCGCCTGCTGGGCCTGAGCCGACTGGTTGTTATGGAGGACTTGCTGCGATGCAGCAGCCGCGAGACGGGAAATCTGCACCTCCATGCCGGGATCAAGCTCTGCATCAGGAGCCGGGTAAGGCACACCCGCCTGATCCTGAATTTGCTTCCTGTAAGCGTAGGCGAAGTGTTCCACGATATGAGCCTGAATAGCCGCCATGAGCGCCTGAGCCTGCGGCCCCTGCCCGATGTTCGCCGCCGTCTTGGGGTCCTGCATGAGTGCGGAATGCACCGCGATGTGGGCGTCGTGGTCCTGACTTAAAAATACCTTCGTCGGCTTGTTCGTAAGAAGCGCGACGTTCTCCGACACGGGGTCTTTGGGTTTCATATCGTCCTCAAGAGGGACGAGCTTGGAGGCGTTGTTAATACCCAGTACTTCCAGCATCTGCCGATGCATGAAGGGGAGGTCGTAGATTTGCGGCGCTGTCTGGGCGAGCTGTATAACAGCTTGGTACTGCACGACTTTCTGCGCCATGGTGGCAGCGTTTGGGTCTGAGACGGGCACTACACTCACCAAATCATAGTCACCCTTCTTCGCCTGCGGTTCGCCGTCTTCCGGCTCGTAGGTGTATTCCTCCGGGGTGTAGTCGCGGATAATGTCGCGCAGGAGGTCGAACTCCTGCTTCATCGAATAGTGGATGCGGGCTTGGACAGCCGACATGACCTTGAGAGTTCTTTCTAGTATCGCGAGGGTAGTCCCGACAGGGGCCTGAGCCGACATATCGGAGACCTGCAAATCCCCTGCAGACGCAAAGCGACGGCCTTCCTCCACAATGGAACCAAGCAGAGTGAAGAGGACCTGAGACGGCTCCTTGTACGGAAGCGTCATGATGTTGTCTTTGATCGTCCCGCTGCCCACGTCCACGTCCCGGAACTCGCCCGGGGACACGGGAGTGTCGTCACCCTTAATGCGGAGAGCCTTGGTTTTGAAACCGCCGGGGAGGTTGGAGAGAGTGCCCGCGTCTACTAGTTGTCTTATTATACTGGTTCCCGATTTGGCGAACGCACCGATCAGGTGGATCAGGCCGAAAGCATAGAAGCCGAAGCCGGGGATGTAATAGTAGTGGACAAAGTGTTGGCGCTTCTTACGAAGCTTATCCTTCTGGTTCCAGTTACGCCGAATGGCGAGGATTTCCGTGGAGCCTTTTTCGATAGTTACGATGTAGGGTAGGGCCAGTCCGTCCTCGTCCTTAAACTTGTCGTCTTCAATGACGAGGTCGACGTGCATCTCAAGGGTCTTGTACCGGTCGTCCGTCATCGCGGACCACCCCATCTTCTCCGCGATCTTCTTCTCTATTTCGTCCAACTGGTTGGACGGTTCCCCGAGGTCTACCTCACGGTAGAACCCCGCCGCCTGCAGCCGCTTTACCTCGTTCTCCGTCTTCCGCATGACGTGGGTCAGGCGCTCGGTGGTCTGAATATTACTCGCGCCGAATGGAACGACTACGTCCTCT